TTGACGATGTGGAGGTTCTTACGCATATGAGTAGGCAATTCCACAACTTCGCGCCACACGCAGCGATGATCAACGCAACCGACACGGAACTGGAAGCCGCGATCCACGCGCTCATGGAACATGGGTGTGTGTTCGTCGCTGACCTCGGTGGCGTAGTCGTTGCCATGCTCGGCGCAATCATCAACCCCATTTGGTTCTGCCCCCGTGTCAAGATGGCGCACGAACTTGCATGGTGGGTGAACGAGGATGCCCGTGGTAGCCGGGCAGCCATCCTGCTTGTCAAGGCTTACGAGGCGTGGGCAAAGGAACAAGGCGCACAGGTCGCCACAATGTCAGACCTGATGGTCAACACCACCGTGGAGCGGATGCTCAATCGGATGGGATTCCAGGCAAGCGAACGAACATACGCAAAGGAACTGTAATGCCAGTATTCACGACTATCGGTGGAGCCATTCTCGGTACTTCCGGTGTAATTGCAGCCGGCGGTACAGCGGGTGCAGCAGCCGCAGCAACAGCGGCAACTGTCGGCGCGGCAGCAGTTGGAGCCGGCGCAGCAGCAGCGGGTGTTGGTATTTCAGCAGCATCCGCAATTCAAGGTCAAGCGGCTCAACAGGACGCAATGCGTCAGCAGAAGAAGGCGCAGGCTCAGGCAACACGGGCAGCAGTATCGCAACAACGCCAAAGCGAGATGGCAATCAACGCTGCCAACCGCCGCTCACCCGATGTCAGCAGCATCATGGCGGGTGCATCGAAGGCAGCCGGTGTGTCAGGAACAATGCTTACCGGGCCGGCAGGTGTTGACCCGAACTCGCTCGCGCTCGGACGCAGTTCGCTGCTAGGTGGATAAACATGAGTCAATACACTGGCGACAACAACTCGTACGAAAACGCTCCAACACGCGACAGGCTGTTCACGCGGTGGGGTCAACTCAAGTCTGAACGTGCGTCTTGGTGGGCGCACTATCAGGAGTTGACAACCTTCATCCTCCCTCGCAATGGTCGATACTTCACGCAAGACCGCGACAAAGGACACCGCCGACATAACGCCATCTACGACAACACAGGGACTCGCGCCCTACGAACTCTCGGTGCAGGGATGATGGCTGGTGCAACTTCGCCGGCGCGGCCGTGGTTTCGACTCGGAACCGCCGACCCTGAGTTGAACTCCTACCAGCCAGTTAAACTGTGGCTTGATGATGTCACGAAGCGCATGCAGTTGGTCTTTCAACGATCCAACACCTATCGCGCACTACACGGAATGTACGAGGAACTTGGGACATTTGGTACGGCCGCCTCAATCGTGCTGCCGGACTTCACTAATGTCATCCACCAGTACCCCGTGACTTGTGGCGAGTATTGCATTGCCACGGACTATCAGGGTCGCGTTTGCACCCTGTACCGAGAATTTGAAAAGACCGTCAGCGAACTCGTCAAAGAGTTTGGCTACAAGAACTGTTCGACAAGTGTGCAGAACCAATACGACAGGGGTTCCCTTGACCAATGGATCACCATTATTCATGCGATTGAACCTCGCGCTGACCGCGATCATTCAAAGCGCGACAACAAGAATATGCCGTGGGGTAGTTGGTACTTCGAAGTTGGAGGTGACCCAAACAAGTTCCTGTCTGAGAGTGGATTCGCTCAATTCCCATGCCTTGTCCCTCGCTGGTCAACCGTTGGGGGTGATATCTACGGGAACTCGCCTGGCATGGAAGCATTGGGTGACATCAAGCAACTGCAACACGAACAACTACGCAAGGCGCAGGTCATCGACTACCAGACGAAACCGCCGCTGCAAGTCCCGGCGAACATGAAGAACCGCGACGTTGAGATGTTGCCCGGTGGTATCACGTTTGTCGATGGTGTCAACTCAGGGATCAAGACCGCGTTTGAGGTCAACCTCAACCTGCAACACCTGCTTGGTGACATTCAGGATGTGCGCGAGCGTGTGCGCGGATCGTTCTACGCTGACCTGTTCCTGATGCTTGCCAACGCCACCGACACCCGCATGACGGCGACCGAGGTGGCAGAGCGGCATGAGGAGAAACTGCTGATGCTCGGCCCTGTGCTTGAGCGTCTGCACAACGAACTCCTCGACCCGCTCATTGACATCACCTTTACCCGCATGGTTGCAGCCGGGATTGTCCCGCCAGCACCGCCCGAACTGCAAGGCATGGACTTGAGCGTTGAGTTCGTGTCAATGCTTGCCCAGGCTCAACGCGCCATCGGAACCAACAGCGTTGACAGATTCGTTGGGAACCTCGGTCAAGTCGCCACCTTCAAGCCTGATGTGCTTGACAAGTTTGACGCTGACCAATGGGTTGACGCGTATTCCGACATGCTCGGCGTTGACCCAAGTCTGATTGTTGCCGACAAGCAAGTGGCACTGATCCGAGACGCACGGAACAAGGCGATGGCTGCAAAGGAGCAGGTCGCAGCAATGCAGCAGCAAAGCGAAACCGCTAAGAATCTTGCACAGGCTCCGACTGGTGGTGGTCAGAACGCGCTTATGGATGTGATGAACCAATTCTCAGGGTACGGATCACCGTCACCTTCTCAGGTGTAGTACCCGTATTGTGAATAACGCTCGCTAAATTTATCCAATGAGCAACTATGACCCGCTCGACATTCGTGGACAGGAGCGCACGAAAGCAGAACGCGATCTGCGCGACAAACTGTCCAAGGAAATCGAGGAATCGGATATCAAGTGGTTGATGAGTAGCAAGCGAGGTCGCCGATTCTTGTGGCGACATCTAGATCAGGCTGGAGTATTTAGGCTTAGTTTCAACACCAATGCAATGGCAATGGCCTTTGCAGAAGGAAACCGGAACTTTGGACTGCGTACCCTCGACATGATCCACTCGCTTTGCCCGGAGTTGTACCCAACGATGGTGAAGGAACACAATGGCAGACACACTGACAACGACAACAGCAACAACCAATGACACTGCTGTCGCTGACGCTGCACCCAAGAGCGATGTAAGCATTGCTGACGCGCTCTACGGTGGCAAAGCAACCGAAGGACAGGAACAGCAAGTTGCGGATGCAACCAAGGCTGTCGAACCCGACGCAACAAAGGTTGACGCTCCACAGGGCGCACCCGAAAAGTACGAATTCAAAGCCTCAGAAGGCAAAGCATTCGACGCAGAAGTGCTGACCGCATTCGCTGATGTTGCAAAGGAATTGAACCTGACCCAGGATGCTGCACAAAAGGTACTTGACCGCATGGCTCCAAAGATGGAGGCGCGTCAAGCCCAGCAGATCGAGACACTTCGTACACAATGGGCTGACAGTTCAAAGGTTGACAAGGAATTCGGTGGAGAGAAACTCTCTGAGAACCTGTCAACAGCGAAGAAAGCACTCGACCAGTTCGGGACACCTGAACTTCGATCACTACTGAACGAATCCGGTCTTGGAAATCACCCGGAGTTCATCCGGTTTATGTTCCGAGCGGGTAAGTCAATTTCTGAAGACCGCTACGTTGGACAGGCAAACGGTGCAGCCCCTACACAGGGACGGCCGCGAGACTTCGCCAGCCAAGCAGCCTTCCTTTATTCCAAACAGTCCTAATTTATAAGGAAACATTCACATGGCAGCAATCACAAACAGCAATAACAATCTAACACTCGCCGACTGGGCGAAGCGTTTAGATCCAAACGGTACCGTTCCAATTATCGCCGAACTTCTGTCGCAAACCAACGAAGTCCTTGAGGACGCCGTGTTCAAGGAAGGCAATCTGCCAACCGGCGAGCGCGTAGTCATTCGTACTGGTCTTCCAACCGTGTATTGGCGCGCACTCAATCAAGGCATCCCAAACAGCAAGTCAACGTCCGCACAAGTTGACGAAGCATGCGGCATCCTTGAGGCTCGTTCCGAAGTTGACAAGGATCTTGCGATGCTCAACGGCAACACGGCTCAATTCCGTTTGTCCGAAGACACCGCGTTCCTTGAGGCGATGAATCAAACTCAGGCAACGACCTTGTTCTACGGCAATCCTGCCACCGAACCAAAGTCGTACCTTGGTCTTGCTCCTCGTTACTCCGCACTTACTGGTGCTGGCAACATTGCCA